GTGGGTATTTTAAATTTGGACATAATCTTTATTTAATTAAAACGTTTTTACATTTATACATATTAATATAAGAAAAAGCTTGACCGGAGCCAAGCTATTTTCTAAATCAGGGGTGGGTAAAATTTTAGAAATTTAAAATACAGTAATCTGGTTGTACTGTAATTGAAATATTTTGTGCTGTGTCAACTGTATCCCAATTGTAATCTCCAAATGAAGCTTGAGTTATGAAAGCACCTTTAATAACCCATTCGGATACAATATCTCCTACAGGGCCAAGTACATTGAAAGTAAGATCTTTCTTATAGAAGTCACTATACCCATCACGACCAGTAACTGATTCATGATGCAAACGTACCCATTCCATAGTTGCTTGTGCACCTGAAGGGGTAATTGGGTCAAATAATGTTAAAGAGATTGGATCCCAAGTGGATTTACCTTTTACATATCTTGATACATTAATATGATTTAATTCAACTGTTCCCTGTGTTAAAGATACAGCCCCTACTTCTTTTACTAAATAAGCTGGAATACCGTCAATATACATGACAAATCTATTTGCTTGTTTTGGCTCAAAAGCTGTAAAAAATATTTCGTTTGGATCTAATACTGCCATTTTATTATTTTATTTTATTATAAATATTTATCTTTTTATTTTTTATGCCGGGAATGTTGCTCCAGTTGGTAATACATTGAAATCTAATATTACAAATTCAGCTGTTTTAGTTGGTTGTAAGAATATTTGCCCTACTAACTCATTCCTATCTATAGTTGATGCTGTATTATTTGTATCATCCATTACTACTTTAAAAGCATACAATCCTTGTCTTTGTTGTACTCCTTCTAAATAAGGATTAACTACACTTAAGAAATTGTTTCTTGTAGCAATAGTATTTTGTTCAAATACTAAATTATCAGCTACCCCAGAAATAAATCCTTTAAGAGATATTAACAATCTACGTACATTTACTCTATCTAAAGCACTAGCACGTTTTTGTAATGTTTTCTGACCAAATACAACTACTCCTGATTGTGGGAATGTTGCAAGTGGGTTAACATTTGCTTCATATAAAGTATCTCTATTGGTTGCAGATAATTTTCTTTCAGCTCTAACTACTTGACCCAAAGCTCCTCTAGTTAATCCAGCAGGTGCAAACCATGGTTCGCTTGAAGCATCTGTAAATACATACACTCCAGGGATTACAGTTGAGGCTGGGGAGTAAACTAATTCGCCTGTTTGTGGGTCAATCATTTGAACCCATGGCCAATAAGTTGCAGCATAACTATTATCAAACGCAGCAGCAGCTTGTGAAACTGATGCTATTGAACTACCATATTTTACTAAATCTAGTACTGCGATTGCATCTCCTCTTTGGATTGTGTTTGATAGCAAATTTGTTGTTTGAGTTGCGTGAGTTGCGTTAAGTAACCCAGGAGCACTAATAACATTATACTTGTATTCATCTACATTTCCTAGTAAAGCAATTGCGTTATCATAATTACTACCAGTTAATCCTTGTGTATCAAATGCAGCACCATCTCCTATGTTTCCATAAAAGTTAGCAACACGTCCTGAAGTAGCAGTTGTTATATTTTCCCCACTAGCTCCATTAAATGAACCAGAAGATACTGCTGGTAAAGAACCTGTAAATTGAGATTTTGCTTGACCATTATTATCGAAATAATTTGGTGTTTTTAAATTTACTGATTTTACTCTTACATATCTTGATAAATTAGCATAAGATCCTGATTCTTGGATAAAGTAATCTGATCCCTCATTAACTAAATTTCTATTAATATCACCAATTTGTGCTGATATATAATTTGGTTGATATGGGTCTAATGATAAATTATTGTATTGTTCTAATACTACTTGTTGGTTTGTATTATCGTTACCTCTACGAATAAGTAAACTAAAAGTTCCTGAGGCTGTGTTTACTGAAGGGATTGACCAACGAACATTTTCTGCTGATCCTGTTTCTAAGGCACCTCCTGATAGTTCAGTTGTTCCTGTATTCATTATTGCCCCTTCTGAGATTGTTTCTAATTCAAAAGGTGTAACATCATCTGTTAAATTTCCGGCAGCTAAAGTTACTGTAAATGTTCCAGCTACTAAATCAGCTTCTTGTACTGTAAGTACTATATTAGTTACCCCAGCTGAGGTACCACCTAATTCAGTATTAATATCTGCTGCTGTCCAACTAAATATATCTCCAGCTTTAACTCCTTCTCCAGCAGTAGTAGCGGTAATTGTTGTTAAATGGGCATCAGTAGTTCCTGTATCTCCAGCAAAAGTTAAAGACCAAGTTTGACCTGTTGCATCTGTTGAAGTAGTTGTTGAGGGAGCAATAGTAATTGTACCTGCATCATAATCATCGTCGGCTGCAAATGAAGTTGATCCGGATAGTTCAGTTGTTACTAAAGGAGAACCACCATTATCATTTGTAGAAAATGTTAGTGTATCTCCTAGATCGTATCCTGTACCCGCGACTGAAGCTGTTACTGCTACTGGAGCTCCAGCAGTTGTAACTAAATTAAATGTTGCTCCTGTTCCACTACCATTTGTTGTAAATGTAGCTCCGGTATAAGTTACTGTACCCGAACCTGTAAAATCTGAACCAGCATCAACGCCCTCAGCAAATAAGGCTGCGGCATTAGTATCACCCGTTTTTAATTCCGAACCATCAACTGTACTAATAAATGAGCTTGTAGCAGAAGTAAAGGTTTCTGGAGTTACTCTAGTAACTAATAAGCTTGTTCCACCACTTTGAAAATAATTATTTGCTGCTAATGAAGTCAAATACGAATAAGCAATTGATGCACTTTGTACGGTAGTACCAAAAATTGCTGTATATTCACTAAAAGAAGTAACCAATGTAGGTACTTCAACAGGTCCTAAAGCAGCTGGTCCTATAATAGCAGCACCAATTTCTGCAGGTTGTTGAGTAATAAATGATTGGTCGTTTTCTCTAGCTAATACACCTGGAGATAATAATGTTTCTGCCATCTTTATATGTTATTTTTAATATTGTTTTATTATACATATTAAAGATTTTCTCAAAGAACTATTCTGATTTAATGAATTCTCCTTTTTCTAAATCAATATTACCTTCTCCATATTTTTCTTGTAATTCTTTACCTGCTTTTTCTTGGTCCTGGAGGAGTGATTGGTATTGGTTTTGGAGGTTTTGTTTATCCTTTTCTAAAAATACTTTTCTTAATTCAATTTGACCTAAGGAAAAAGTAATTTCATTTTCTGATCTTTGAAAATTTCTTAACTGTTGTAACTCTTCTTGTGATAACTTTGTTGTACTCATTTTTATTTTGTTTATAAATATTAATAAAATTCTTTTAATGCAATTATTTGTTCTTTTAATGGTAAAGTTTTTACTGTTCCTACTAAGCATTTGTTAAATATGGGGGTATCAACAGGATTAACAGTAATGTTTTTACTATATACTTCTTTTAATAGTAAAAGTAAATTGTATTTAGATATACATTCTCCTTCTAATATATTTTCTGTGGGTAGTTCATCCCAATGGAATATTAAATATAAGCAATATTGAGCCCAAGTTAAAGTAGAATTACCATTCCAATAATATTCAGAATACCCATTTACTTCACCTTTTTGAGATAAAAACCACTCCATTAAACTAGCTTTAGTATTTAATTCAGGACCAAATATTGATGTTTTAATAATTTTTGTGTTTTTAGATTTTTCTTTAATCCATTCTGCTGCTATTCTTTTAGAGTTACCATAATCATCATCATCCATTTCACAGTCAGTACCTGGGTGGATTATTTTAGTAGAAAGGTTTTCATCTAACCATTGCGGTAATTCCCAATTAATATTAAACTGATCTGTTCGTTGGTGAATAGCCCCTATACAGTTTATAATAAAATCACCTTCAAATTTTTGTACAAAATTTTTAAAACAAGATGAAGGCCATCTACAACTTGTGGTAACACATTCAATTCCTTTACTTTCAAAAAATTTATGGACCATATGTCCTAACATTCCTTTATGTCCTAATATTAATACTTTCATGGTTTAAAAAAATTATAATGATTTAAAATTTTAACTAATTCTTCTTTAGATACACATACTTTATCACTTGTAAATTCTTCATCCATACAACGATCAGCTATAGATACAGTATCTTTGTAATGCATATAAAATGTATTTTCATCAAATTCATAATGAGTTCTAGGGGTTTCTTCTTTTGAAATCATCATTTCATGAAGTTTTTCTGAAATTCTAGGTTTACCAATTGTGTATTTAAGATTAAATTTCTCTTGATATATTTTAAATAAATCTTTTACTCTAAATGATCTTAAATTAGGAATAATATTATATCCACTAGTTTGGAGTCCTAATTCAATCAAGTCCATTGC